CCTACCGCTGCACGCATTGCTACGGCCGGGGCAGCGTGTGGATCCAGCAACCGGAGTACCGTGAGGACCAGGAGAGCGGCACGCCGCCCGTGATGGTCGATCGTTGGCTATCCTGCGGGCGGTGCAAGGGTACAGGGCAAGGCCGGATGTCCGTGCGCGAGCGGGCAGCGGTGGCGCAGATCACAAAGTCACGCTTTTCGGAGACCTGGGCAAAGCGCGCCGATGACATGCTTGCTGAGCTGCATTCACTCGAGGACACCTGCCTGCGTCACCTGTGGCGACAGTTCGCCAGCGATGCCGCGTGAGAGGCGGGCGTATTGTTTTTATCTTGACCGCTTGACGACCGGGACAAAAACGACCATCATTTCCCCAACGTGGAGAAGCCCGCCCAGACGAAAGTCTCGGCGGGTTTTTTTGTGCCCGCACGATCTCCCCCCGGCCGTTCCCAACGGCCACTCAGGCCCGCTTCGGCGGGCCTTTCTATTTGCGGATACAACCCGAGGCGCGCGGTGCTTCTGCACGGCCAGGCGGAGCACCGCGATCGCCGCTGCGTGCTGCTGGTCGGGGCTGGCCCACCTACGGGCGTCGAATTCACCGCCGGCGCATTGGCGCGGGCGCTTTGATACTGGGGGCTGTGTGTCCGATCCGAGAGACGTGAGCCTGGCGGCAGAGATGGTCAAGGCATCGCCGCCGGTTCTGATAACAACAGCGTCGAAGATCATGGGGCTCACCCTGTCCGACTGGATCGCGCTGCTGACGATCCTGTACTTGATGCTGCAAATCGGTCTTCTGGTTCCCAAGTACTGGACCGGCGTGCCTAAGCTCTGGAGTCGCCTAGCACGCGGAATGCGTCGGCTGTTTCGGTGGCGCGCATGAACCGCGCGGGGAAAGTCGCCGGCGGTACCGCCATCGCCATGGCAGCGGCCATCGGTGCAGTGAGTGTGTTTGAAGGCCGCAGCAATGAGGCCTACCTCGACCCCGTTGGCGTCGCGACCATCTGCGACGGTATCACTCACAACGTCGAGCTGGGCGATACCGCGACGGACGCCGAGTGCGATGCGCTCTTGCGGGCCGAGATCAAGAAGGCGCTCACCGTGCTGGACAACGCGGTGGAGGCCGACATGCCACCGTCACGGCGTGCAGCTCTGGCGTCGTTCATCTACAACGTCGGGCCCACCGCCTTCCGCCGCTCGACACTGCGCCGCAAATTGCAGGCCGGAGACGTGCAGGGCGCCTGCGATGAACTGCTGCGCTGGGTTTACGCCGGCGGGCGTGACTGTCGCATTCGTACCAACAACTGCTACGGCATCGTCACTCGCCGGCAGCGCGAACGGGAGATGTGCCTCGATGATGGGCGTGGGTTGGAAAGTCTGGCTGGTGATCACACTGATGATGGTCGCCCTGATCGGGGCTAACTACTACCAGTATCGTCGAATCCAGACGCTCAACGCGGACCTCGGCGGCGTGAAGCAGCAGAACGCCCAACTTGCCGAGAGCCTGAAAACCGAGCGTGACCAGGTGCGCACGCTCACCGAGCAACGAGACCACGAGGCGGCCATCCGTGAGAAACGTGATCGCGAGATACGCAAGATCGGCGAGCAAATGGAAGCCGAGCGTCGCGCATGGCGTCGCAGGCTTGATGCCGAGGCGGGCGACTGGATGGCTACTGATATCCCTGATCCTGTTGATCAGCGGCTGTGCGAGCTGGTGCCCTGCGCCTCCGGTGCAGACGAAGGTGATTCACCAGACGATTCCTGACGACCTGCTGCCGCACTTCGTCATGCCGGTCTGGTACCCAGGCGGCGGCAACGAGGCGTTCGTCGATTACATCGAGCGGACAGAGGAAAGGGCCCGCAAGCACAACGCAACGATCGACGCGGCGCGGGAAGCCAACCAAGAACGAAACGATACCGGCGGCGTCTCGAAACCCTGACATATGCACCCTTTTGGGGCACCCCCATGGCCGCGGGTCCTTCCGGGGCCAGACCGCTCAAGATTTGGCGCGGCATAGGGGGTTATAGCTATACGGTGGTTTCCGGATGACTTCACTTGATGATCGTGCGACGGCCAGCGCGTTTGCACGCCTGGTTGGCATCAGCCAGCCGGCGGTGAGTAAGCACCTCAACGACGGCCACCTGCCGCGCGACGGATCCATGGGTGAATGGCTGCGCGCCTACTGCGACCACCTGCGCAGCTACGCCGCCGGGCGCGGTGGCGACAACCAGGGCGCCCTGACCACCGCCCGGGTGGAAGAAGCCCAAGCCAAGACCGCGATGATGCGCCTCAACTACGCCGAGCGCCTCGGCAAACTGGTGCCCGCCGACGACGCCGCCCGCATCGTCGTCGACTGGGCCGGCCACACCAACAGGGAAATCCGCGCGGCGGTGGAGAAGCTGCGCCAGGCCCTGGAAAGCGAGCACGGAATCACGATCGCCCCCGAGACCCTGACCGATGTCATTGAACCTGCAATCGAGCGAATTGGTGGCTTTGCGGAGCACGCTGCGGGGGATCTTGAATCAGGCGGCGGCGAAGTTCCGGCCGCGCAAATCGGTGGCGACGGCGCAGTGGCTTACTGAGCACTACCACCTGCCGGAAGCGATCGGCGACCTGGCCGGCACCTACGATTTCCACTATGCGCCGTACTTCCTCGGCGTTGCCGCAGCGCTGGACGATCCGGCGGTCGGCGAGGTCGACCTGATGAAGGCCGCCCAGATCGGCTGGACCTATTTCCTGATCGGCTACCTGGCCAAGCGGGTCGAAGCCCACCCGGCGCCGATCATGGTGCTGTTCGCCAAAGAGAAAGACGGCAAAGCGTTCCACGATGAAAAGCTGTGCCCCGCGTTTGAAGCCTCGCCCATCCTGCGGGGCCTGATCGACGTGAGCACCAGCCGGAAGGCCGGCAACCGGTGGGATCTGAAAAGCTACCCGGGCGGCTTCCTCAAACTGGTCGGGTCCAACAGCCCTGGCAACGTGAAGTCCACCAGCTCGGTGGGCGTCGGCGTCATCGAAGAGCCGGACGACACCAGCGACGATGTGAAGCAACAGGGCACCGCCATCGGCCTATTGGAAGAGCGGCTGAAGCGCTACCTGGGCAGCAAGATGATCGTCGGCGGCACCCCTACCATCCGCGACCTGAGCAAAACTGAGCACCGCATCAAGCAATCTGATTGCCGGGTGCTTCCGGTGGTTTGCCACGAATGCGGCGACGCCCACGTCCTGGCCTGGGAAAACGTCAGCTGGCTGGACGCCGACGACGACTCCCCGGAGCACGAAGTGTTCGGCCGCGCTCTGCCGGACACTGCGGTGTACGGCTGCCCGCACTGCGGTGCCGCCTGGGACGACGATCAACGCCAGCGCAACGTCCGCGACACGGTGTTTAACGCCGTCGCCGCCGGCGACCCGCTCTGCGGCTGGACGCCCACGCAGCCGTTCCACGGCAGCGCCGGGTTCATGGAACTCAGCGAGCTGTACGCCTGCGTGCCCGGGACCACCCTGGCCGACGTGGTGCGCGATCACCTGACCGCCGAGTACCAGGCCACCAAGGGCGACCTGAGCGGCAAGATCACCTTCACGAACCAGAAGCTGGGCCGCACCTACGCCTACGAAACCGCGACCCCGGACGCAGAGGTGCTGCGAGAGCGGGCCGAAGACTATCGGGAACTCTGTGTGCCCATCGGTGGGCTGATCATTACCGTTGGCGTCGACGTTCAGCGCGACCGGCTGGCGGTGGTGATGCGCGCCTGGGGCCGGGGCATGGAGAGCTGGCTGCTCTACTGGGGCGAGCTGTACGCCAAGGTGAGCACCACGGATTCCAGCGACCCCGTCTGGAAAGAACTGGACGACCTTCTGGCCACGCCGATCCAGAGCGAGGCCGGGCACCGGCTGCTGCCGCGCGCCGTCAGCATCGACAGCGGCGGCCACTCCACTGAGCAGGTGTACGAGTTCGTCCGCACCCGGCAGAGCCGAGGCGTCCGCGCGATCAAGGGCAGCTCGAACGACTATGGCCGGCGCGAGATTTTCAGCGCACCGAAAAAAACCGACTACAAGGGCAAGCGCCAAACCAAGGCCAGCAAGTTCGGCCTGCTGGTCTACCAGGTGGGCACGCACAAAGCCAAGGACCTGCTGTTCGGCGAAGGCGGCCGGCTCAGCCTGCGCGGCACCGGGCCTGGCCGCATGCACTGGTACCAGGACGTCCGCGACGACTACTACGAGCAGCTCACCGGCGTGATCAAAGCGCCCAGCGCGCGGTTCAGCGGCAAGCTGATCTGGCACGACAAGCCCGGCCAGCCGGTGGAAGCCGCCGACTGCGAGATCTACGCGCTGCACGCGGCCTACAGCCTGCGGCTGCACACCTGGAAAGACGACCGCTGGGACGAATACGAATCCCAGCTGAAGCAAGGCGACATGTTCGGCGGCAAAGAGCCCGCTGCGGCCGCGCCACCCCGGCGCCGCAAATCCTCCTACTGGAACTGACCCATGGCGTACACGCAACAGGACCTGGACCGACTCGATAAAGCGATCGCGTCGGGCACCCTCCGTGTGACCCACAACGGGAAGACCACGGAGTTCCGCAGCCTCGATGACATGATCCGGATCCGCAACATGATTGAGCGCCGGCTGGCCAGCCCCACTCGCAAGCGGCAGGCCGTCTACGCGCCCACGTTTGATCGGGGGTACCAATGACCTGGCTGGACCGCACCATTGGCTGGTTCTCCCCTGAGGCCGAAGCCCGGCGCACCCGGGCCCGAGTCGTTACTGAGCGCCTGCGCGCCGTGAACGGCTACGACGGCGCCGGCCAGGGCCGCCGCAACACCTGGACGCGAGGCCGAGACACCAGCGCCAACGCTGAGAGCCGGGCAGCCTTGCCGCTGCTGCGCGCCCGGCACCGTGAAATGGTTCGCAACAATCCCTACGCGGCCAGCGCAATGCGGGGGCTGACCACGAACATCGTCGGCGCCGGCATCCGCCCGCGCGCCAAGGGCGGGGTGGAGCGCGTGCGCGAAGACGCCCGCCAGCGCATGCTCGGCTGGATTGAGACCACCGCCATCGACTACGACGGTCGGCTCAACGGCTACGGCCTGCAATCCGCCGCCGTGCGCACCGCCATGGAATCCGGCGACGGCTTGATCGTTCGAATCACCGAGCGCGACCCAAGCAATCCGGTGCCGCTGAAGGTGCGGCTGTTGGAAGGCGACTACCTGGACCACACAAAGAACGGGCCCATGAACAGCGGCTACGCCGTCCAGGGCGTGCAGTTCGACATGCGGCACAAGCGGGTGGGCTACTGGCTCCACCAGAACCACCCCGGTGATGCCATGGCGAGCCTCTCGCCGATCACCGGCAGCAAGCTCACGCCGGCGGAGGACGTAATTCACCTGTACGAAATGCTGCGGCCCGGCCAGGTGCGCGGCGTGCCCCGTGGCACCGCGGCGCTGATGCGCATGCAGAACCTGGATGACTACCAGGACGCCCGCATCGAAGCGCAGAAAAGCGCCGCCTGCCTTGTCGGGGTCGTAACGGAACCGGACGGGGAAGGCGATCGAAAAGGTGACGTGCTGCCGGAGCGTCTGGAACCGGGCATGTTTCCCCGGCTGGGCCCTGGCGAATCTGTCGAGTTCAACACACCGCCCAGTGTCAGCGGGCACGGTGAATTCGTCAGCGTCGAACAGCACGCCATCGCTATTGCCTACGGCATTCCGTTCGAGCTGCTCACCGGCAACCTGAGCGAGGTCAACTATTCGTCTTTTCGGGCCGGCATGCTGCAGTTCCTGCGCGAGGTCGACAGCTACCGCTGGAACACCCTGATCCCGACGTTGTGCGATGGACTGGCCCGCTGGTTCAACGCCGCCATGGCGCTCAGTAGTGACCCGCTCACCGGCGTCACGTGGGAGTGGGCGCCGCCGCAACGCGAGCTGCTCGACCCGTCCCGCGAAGTCGGGCCGATGGTTCAGATGGTTCGGGCCGGCTTCAAGTCACAGAGCCAGATGATTCGCGAGACGGGCTACGAGGCCGACGACGTACTGGATGAACTCGAGCAAGACATCAAGAGCCTGCGTTCGCGCGGCCTGACGCTCATCACCGACGCCGGCTTGGTCAGCAACGCCGGCGTCACTCAAGCCCGTGCGGGCGAAACCGGCTTCCCCGACCCGGCCAACGACCCCGTCACCGAGTAACCCGGAGTTCCCATGAGAAAGTTCAAGAAGAAGGCGCTGGCCAAGGCCACCGCCCAGGGCCTCGCTTTGTCCGCGACAAACCGAATCAACGCCCAGGGTGAGCTGCTGCTCTACGGCGTGATCGGTGACTGGTTCGACGGCCTCGACGCGGAAACCATCGTCCACGAACTCGAATCGCTGAGCAACGGCACCGGCCCACTGCCCGTACGGATCCACAGCGAGGGCGGCAACATCGTCGAGGGTTTGGCGATCTACAACCGGCTCAAATACAACGAGCGCACGGTCGAGGTCACGATCGACGGCATCGCCCTCAGCATGGCCAGCGTCATCGCCATGGCCGGCGACACCGTCAGGATCCCGCCCAACGCCTTCATCATGATCCACAAGCCCAACGGGCCCAGCTACGGCGAATCCGACGACCACCGGCGCACTGCCGACGTTTACGACCAGTTCGAAGACACTGTCGCCGACATCTACGCCGCCAAAACCGGCATCGATAAAGAGACCATCAAAGCCATGATGGCCGCCGAAACCTGGCTCAACGGCGAGCAAGCCGTCGAGTTGGGCTTCGCCGACGAACTCGTGGCCCCCATCCAGGCCGTCGCGCAGGCGGACCTGAGCCAATTCGACAAGGCCCCGCAAGCGGCCGTGAACCTGTTCCACCGCCCGCCACCGGCGGGCAACCCCACAGCGGCCACCGCCGCGAACAAACCCAAACCGAAAGGTGATGATATGAATCTTGACCAACGCGCCAAGGCGGTGGGCCTGTGCCGCCTCGATGGTGAAACAGACGCCCAGCTCAAGGCCCGGGTCGTCGCTGCTGAAGCCAAAGCCAAGTCCGGCGAGGAAGGCGGCGACAACGCCGGCGGCGACGCCGCCGGTGCCGAGAATCGCGGCGGGTCGCGCCGTGAGCCGGCCGCCGGCGGCGAGGAAGAGGAAGAAGAAATCCCCGCCGCAGCAGCCAGCAAAGCGGAGAACGCCGGCTCCAGCGCCACCGCCGCGATTGCCGCCGAGCGCACTCGCTGCAAGGACATTCGCAACCTTGGCAAAACCCACCGCCTGGACGACAGCCTGGTGGAGACCCTGATCGACAGCGGCGCCACCGTAGCCGAGGCGCGCAACCAGGCGCTCGACGCCCTGGCCAAGCGCCAGATGAACAACCTGCCCGGTGGCCATGTGTCCGTCGCCCACGACGGCGAAGCGCTGCGCGCCGGCATGGTGGCCGCCCTGATGAACCGCGTTGACCCGCGCCAGCACAAACTGGCCGACGACGCCGTCAACTATCGCGGCATGAACCTGCTGGACATGGCTAAGGAAGTGCTCAATTACGGCGGGAAATCCACCCGGGGCATGACGCCCATGGCGATCGCCGCCGAAGCCATGCACTCCACCAGCGACTTCCCGGCCATCCTGGCCGACGTCGCCAACAAGACCCTGCGTCAGGGCTACGAAGCGGCGCCCCGGACATTCCAGGCTTTCTGTCGCCAATCCACGGCCAGCGACTTTAAGTTCATCAACCGCGCCCAGCTCGGCGATGCGCCGGAACTGGAAAAGGTGAACGAAGCCGGTGAGTTCAAGTACGGCTCCATGGGTGAGGACAACCAGCGCTACCGCCTGCAGACCTACGGCAAGATCATCGCGCTGACCCGCCAGACCATCATCAACGATGACCTGGACGCCTTCAGCCGGATCCCGCAGGCCTTCGGTGCCAGTGCTGCCGAGCTGGAAAGCAACATCATCTGGGGCTTGCTCACCAGCAACGTCAAGATGGCGGACAATAAGGCGTTGTTCCACGCCGACCACAACAACGTGGGCACCGCCGGGCCGCTCTCCGTCGAGACGCTCACCGAAGCGCGCAAGAAGTTGCGTCGCCAGAAAGGTATCAAATCGGATCGGCCCCTGAACCTGGCTGCTGAGTACCTGATTGTCCCGGCGGCCCTGGAAACGGAAGCGCAGAAGATCCTCGCCATCGTCACTCCGGCCAAAGCCGGCGACGTCAACCCGTTCCCCAACACTCTGACGCTGATCGTCGAGCCTCGCTTGGACGATAGCAGCGAAACCACCTGGTACCTGGCGGCCAGCCCGTCGCGCATCGACACGATCGAATACGCCTACCTGACCGGCGAGGAAGGCGTCTACATCGAAACCCAGCAGGGCTTTGAAGTGGACGGTATCAAGATTAAGGCGCGGCAGGACTTCGGCGCGGGTGTCATCGACCACCGCGGTCTGTTCAAAAACGCCGGCGCGTAAGCACCGGCACCCCGTTTGGTGCGTCGCCCACGGAAGGGCGGCACCGACCCTGATTCCCTGAAAACGAGGTAACCATCATGGCTAAGAACTTCCGGGCCCAAGGCCAGAACCTGACGGTGCTGGCCACCGCCACCGTGGCCAGCGGCTCCTTTCAAGTTGTCGAAGGCGTGTTCGGTGTCGCGCTCACCGACGCCGTTGCCGGCGAGGAATACACCCTGCGCACCGGCGGCGTCTTCGACGGCCTGCCCAAAGCATCGGCCGATGAACCGGCCCAGTACGCGCCCGCCTACTGGAACGGCACCGCGATGACCACCGCGGCAGACGATGGCGGCTCACCGGCCACCGAATACCTGAAGGTGGGCGTGTTCGCCCAGGCCGCTGCCGACGGCGACACCACCTGCGAGGTGCGGCTCAACGCCAGCTTCTAACGATGAGCCAATTCGACCACCTCCAGGCGCTCAACGACGACGCCAACTTCCGGCACTACGGCGACCCCGCTCAGTTCGAGCCGGGCCCGCTGCTGTCGGATCGCGCGCCGGCGGACACCGAGTTCGCCATTCTCGATCACGAGGATGTCCGCGACGACCTGGGGGTAGTCGTTCAAACCCTCACCCTTATCGAATACCCCAAGTCGGCCTGGCCTCACGCGCGCCGGGGCGACCGCATCACCCTGAATAACCGTGTGTGGGTCATCGACCGCCTGCACCGCGACACCGGCACCGATCTGATCGTGGAGGTCACCGAATGGCACGGGGAATGAGCCGCGACATCCAGATCCAGCTGGACGCCCTGCAGCAGCTCGCTGGCTTCGCCCGCCAAGGCAGCCGCGAACTGCTCGAGCAAGGCGCCAAAGAAGGGCGGCGGGAAGCTATTCGCGTGATCGGCAAGAGCCTGGCGCTAACCGACAGCTACATCGGGCGCCATCTGCGCGTCACCCGCCCCGTACAGAAGGGAGCCGTCTGGGAAGCCAGCGTCCAGGCCACGCGTCGCGGCACGCTGCTCACCCGCTTCCCGCACCGGCAGCTACGAAAGCCGAACCGCACCAAACCCGGCACCAAGCATGCCGGCGTCACCGGCACCGTCGTGCCCGGGCGCAGTTACACGCAGCCGAAGTTTTTCTATATCCCGAAGCTGCGCGGCAGCAACGCCACCGGCATCGCGGTACGCACCGGTGGCGCGCGTGATGACTACCTGATCATTCACGCCCCGAGTGTCAGCCAGGCGTTCCAGCAGCACCGCGGCGACCTGTCCGAAGGGCTGATGCGCACACTCACCGGCCGCTTCACGGAAAAGGTCCGCTCGATCTACAGCAACACCGCCGGAAGCGACCCGGAAACCACCTTCCTGAGGTAACCCATGAGCGATCCGATCCTGACGGTGCAGATACTGGAGACCTACAAAAGCCGTCTGGCGTCGATCACCAAGGCGAACGGGTACCACTCGGACGCCGGTGCCGAGCTGTACGAAGGCTGGCTCGCGGACGCCATCGCGGACGACGCCCGCAGCAATTACCCGTTTATCGCCCTCCAGCCCGGCATCGACCGGCGCCTGAGTAAATCCTCCGGCGGCCGGCTGAGGCGGCAATTGGAACTGCACGTCGTTGTCGTTGACAGGGTCGATGACGGCATTACCACCGAGCTGCTGCAGCACAGCAATGATGTCATCCACGCCGTGGCTGACCGTAACAACCTGGACTACGTCGATGATTTGGCCCTCGATTCTGAGGTCGGTGACATCGAATACAACATTCCCGAAGGCGGTGGGGGCGTGGCCTGGGCGGCTATCCCCATCACCGCCGATTACCAACTGATTCTGAAGCCCTAACCAACCAGGCGCACCGCGCCGAAGGAGACCATCATGTATAAAGACACCGGCCTGATCTTCGCCGGCGAGCTGTTCATGGCCAAAAGCACCAACGGTGTCCCCGGTGCGCTGAACGGCCCCATCAACGTGCCCTCGCTGCAGATCACCCCGCCCACCACCGAAGTGCGCAACCGCCTGAGCAACCAGCCCGGTAACTACGGTCAGGCCCTGGA